GCACATGGTATGTTAGATCCAGTTGAAGTGGATGATGAAATTATGGATAGAGTGGACAAGATAATATTGTCATATAAATCAAACCAACAAGCTCACCCAAATTTTTGTGCTCACTTGAAAGATGAACCAGTTTCTTTTAAAAAAGCAAGTGTAGGTAAAACTCGTGTCTTTACAGGCGCACCTTTTGATTGGACAATAGTTGTGAGAAAATATTTATTATCTTTTACAAGATTACTTCAGAATGAAAGATTGGCATTTGAGGCTGCACCTGGAACTATAGCACAATCTATAGAGTGGCAAGAAATGTATGATTACATTGTAAAGAATGGAAAAGATAATATAGTTGCTGGTGATTATCAGATGTTTGATAAGAAAATGTCTCCAAAAGAAATTTTGTTGGCTTTTGATATCATTATAGAATTTTGCAAATTATCTGGTAATTATACTGATGAAGACATACAAATAATCCGTTGTATAGCTGAAGATACTGCTTTCGCAGTAGTAGATTACAATGGGGATCTTATACAATTGTATGGTTCTAATCCATCAGGAAATCCACTTACTGTTATTCTTAATGGAATTGTAAACAGCCTACGTATGAGATATGTGTATTTTATGCTCAATCCTGATAAAACGCTGACTAATTTTAAAGAAGATGTAAGTTTGATGACTTATGGAGATGATAATATCATGTCAGTTAGACAAAGAGCAAATTGGTTTAATCATACGGCTATTTCCAAATGTTTTGCATCACTAGGAATTGGTTATACTATGGCAGATAAGGAAGCAGAAAGTGTACCATTTATAAATATAGATGATGCTTCATTTCTTAAGAGAACATGGCGTTATGAAGAAAATCTTGGTTGTATGGTTGCACCATTAGATCACGATTCCATTGAAAAAATGTTAATGGTTTGGAACAGATCCAAATCAGTAACAGAAGAAGCTCAAGGAATTTCAGTTATATCAACAGCATTAAGAGAATATTTCTTTTATGGAAAAGAAATCTTTAATGAAAAAACTATTATGTTTAAACAACTCATCAAAGATTTAAAATGGGATTCTTGGGTAGAAGATAGCACATTTCCTACCTTTGAGGAATTGTGTGAGAGTTTCAAAAGAAGTTCACGACATAGTGATTCTTTTGATATATACTTCCCTGTGGGAGTATAGTCCAAAGGACAGATTATTTGTTCAATTCATGTCTGTATAAATATATAAAGTATCGTCCTCTTTGTATAGTAAAAAAGAATTGTCTAACTCATAAGCGTAGCGCTTATGTCTGTACGGAAGCTCCATTTAAAGCGTTCCCTCATAATCGTAGTGGGAGGATGGAGTGTGAATCTTATGACTGTAAGATTGCGAAAGCGGTAAAGGTACAGGACAGTTGGCCAAAATTTATGTTGAATGTCAAAATACAAAATAAAAATAAAAATGTACAAATGTCTAATTGTTTGTCGGGATTTAGTGGAGTCCCATGTAAAAACTCTACAGGCAATAGCAGCCTTAATAGCTATAATAACGAATCTTTATCAAGTTTTCGTTTAAAAGTTCAGGGTGATGAAGCGGATGATGATATAGTGTCAACAACTCATCAAGTTACAACTGAATTTGATGATGATGCAGATGGTCAAAATGTTATGAAAGCAACAAGTAAAAATTGGTACACACCTACTAATACAGCAGATTCAGATCTTAAAGATTTCTTATCTAGACCAGTAAATATAGCTTCATATAGCAATAATGTAGGGGTTGTATTTAGTCAATATTTCGACCCTTGGACACTGTACTTTTCAACATCTAATATTAAGTACAAGTTGCACAATTATGCCTTTATTCGTTGTGATTTGAAACTGAAAGTGGTAATAAATGGGTCACCCTTCTATTATGGTGCCTATATGTTGAGTTATGATCCTCTGTACAATATGCTTGAATCTGCACCAACAGATTCAGGTGGTGATTTAGCTATACCTTTCTCACAAAAGCCGAGTGCGTGGATTTATCCACAAGATTGTAGTGGTTGTG